TTACAATCCTCGCAAAGATGCAAGTATGGTAATGTCTGAACCACGTTGCTATGCTGATACCCTCAACTGGGTTCGTAGTTTCTGCAACTCCTTCTGTATTCTTCCTGAATACTGCTGATTCTTTCTTAGTTCAACCTCATTATTATTTCACAAATGACTATCAAGTTCCCCCGTCTGTCTGCTGGTATCTACGAGATCCAAAAGAATGGTGAAACTGTAGGTTTCATTCGTAAAGTAAATGCAACCAAGTGGATGGTTGTTGATGTTGTAGACACTCCTCAGCATGTATCTAAGTCTCTTAAAGATGCTAAGTTTGCTGCTGAAAATGTAATTATCTTTGATACACTTGACAAGGTTGAAGAAACTGAGTATAATGAGTCTGTCCAAGATGAAAAGGTTGATGAGTCTTTGAATACTCAAGTAGAGGGTTCTTTGCATACCTATAAGCAAAATCCTGAAACTGGTGTACTTGAAGAAGTTTGCCCCAGCACCCTTGGGTTTGCTGTTCCTACTCTAGAACCAATCGAATTCTGATGTTTAAGTTTATTTTTCACATTCTCGATAATAAAATGCACGATTCAACTCTTGATATTCTCTCAGACAAGTCTGATGAAGAGTTTGCTGATGAGTTTGCTATGGAAATTGAACGTAAAGCAGCAGAACTAGAGATCACTGTTGATTATTACATGATGGAGTTTATGTGATGACTAATTACAAACAATCAAGTGAATATGATGGGTATTTTATTTCAACCTCAGGTGAACGTGTGCATTTTAGTTTTCCAGTGCATTCACCTGAGGTTATTGCCCGAGGAAATGCTCTTCTAGATGAAATTATTGAAAATGCTGAATATAATAACGTAAGTCAAAAGTATTATATTCAGGAGTTTATGTGATATGGCACAATATCAAGCAGATGTTTGGTTGGGTTCTGCGAGTGGCAGACAACGAGTATATGTTAATGCAAATACTTGGAGTGGTGCTAGAGAACAAATTAAAATCATCTATGATGTAGATGATAATGACATTCAGAATCTCTATGAATCTCGTGATAATCATGAATCAGGTGGTGATTCTGGTGTAGATGGTGCTGGTATTCTTGTTCTTCTAGTAATTGCATTTCTAATCTATTTCTGGAAATATATTCTCATCATAGGTGGTATTGGTCTTGTTATTTGGGGTCTCATTTCTTTTCTTAAAGATGACTAAATAACTTTTTTGCCTCGTTAGCACAGTGGTAGTGCAATCGCCTTGTAAGCGATAGGTCGTTGGTTCAAATCCGACACGGGGCTTATATCTTTACATCATGTGCCACTTGTAGCACTGTCCATTACATCTCGCACCTGCCTGCCACAGGTGCTATAATGACTGTATTCAAATCTTGATTATGCAACTTTATCCCTATCAGCAACGTGCTCTTGATGCAATCAAACTCCACAACAAAGGTTGTTGCTTTATGCCGACTGGTGCAGGTAAGACTGTTGTGATGATGGAAGATTGTAAGAATCGACTACTCAAAGCAAAAGTACCACAAACTGTTGTTGTAGTTGCACCTCGTATTCTTCTTGCTAATCAACTGTGTGGTGAGTTTGAAGAATATCTCAAGGATCTAGATGTATTCTATACTCACGTTCACTCTGGTGAAACTCATCACTTTTCTACAACTAAACCTGCTGCTATTCTTGAACGCAACGTAGAAGTGCGTGACTTCAACCTGCATAATATCATCTTCACCACTTACAATTCGATTCATCGTGTGAATGAAGCAGGACTTTATGTTGATATTGTGTATTTTGATGAGGCACATCACTGTGTAAAGAAATCTAATTTTGTTGGTATTGCTCACACCTCTGAGTATGCGAATCATGCTTATTTCTTTACTGCGACTCCTCGCATCAATAACTCTCAAGAGTCGATGAACAATACCAAAGTGTATGGTGAGAAGATTATCTCGATTCCTGCTAAAGAACTCATCGAAGCAGGTAGCATTATTCCCCCTCAAGTAATTGCATATGAAGCACAAACTGTTCGGACGAAAGAAAATGCACCTTTTGTCGATGCTGAAAACATTATTGGTATTCTTTCTGAAGTCGAAGAAGGGATCACTCCGAAAGTCCTTGTTGCTTCTCCTAGCACTCGGGTAATTTGGAATATGTTCACTGAGAGTGATCTGCTACAACAACTCAACGAGATGGGATTTGTTGTCATGCACATCACATCTAAGCACGGTGCTTATATCGACAAGAAGAAAGTATCCCGTGAAGTATTCTTTGAGAAGATGAATGAGTTTGGTAATGATCCCGATCAAAAGATGATTGTGTTTCATTACTCTATTCTCTCTGAGGGTATGAATGTGCATGGTCTGACTCACTGCATTATGCTTCGCAATCTTCCTGTGATTGAGATGGCACAGACGATTGGTCGTGTGATTCGTATGCACAAGAATGATCGTAAAGCAATTCAGGAGGGACGTATTCCTGCTGGTGCCTATCACATGTATCAAAAGTCACATGGTAAAATTGTTGTTCCCGTGAGCAATAACTATGGTGACAAGATTGCAAGGCAACTGCAAACTGTAGTCGATGCAATCTTTGAGAAGGGTGAACTGGTGTGCCACTAATCCTTCTGGCACATTACACCCCCCAGAGCACGGTCTGCCGTGCTATGATTACGAAGTAATCGGTTGAGAGCACCTGATGTTCAATTTAATTGATGGTTTCAGTATGTCCGAGTGTAGTGAATTGATTACTTGTGCATATAATTCTATTGCATGGTATAAAATGCTTGCGGAGAAATCTGAACTCAATTATGATTATTGGATGAAACGTGCGGAAGATGCAGAACGTGTTGCGGAAAAATTAAATAATGCTTACAACCAAGAACTTTATACCTGTGCTTGATGACCACTTACGTTCCAATTCAAACCAACATTCCTCATTTGAATGTGCCCGAGAACAGATTAAATCTTGCTTTTAACTGGTATAATCGACAACCAGATCATCCACTTAATTTTCCCTGCTATTCATATTGGATACAGGAATGTGAATCAGACGGAAGTGATTACTAATGGAAATGCTTGATAAAGTTCTAATGATTGAGGATGCTCTCACGGAGAAACAATTAACTGCTCTACGAGACATTCTTTACTTCTACAAAGAGTTTCAGAATGAACTCTATGAGTATCCTCCAGAGGATACTTTGTTCACTAAAACTCAATTTGAACTATTTGAAATCTTCGACATCAAATGACACAAATCTCTCTAACATCTGGTGAATTGATGGATATTATCTCTGCACTTGAAGATAAGGCAGAGGTGCTTGAAGAAAAGGCACAATTTTCACTTGCAAACTATTATTACAACATTCTTCAGCAATTTGATAAAGTTCTAGAGAAACTAGAAGATTTTCAACCTGAAAATCGAGTTGCAAACCTTATTCTCGCAGTGAACTAATATGATCGCACTTGCTGCTGGACTCACTCCGAGACAGGACAGTTATGGAACTGTCCACTATACCCCCCAAACGACCCCAGAACCTGCTATGATGAACGAAGTTCAGATGAATGAGATGACCACTCAAACTCAAGTTCAACTTCAAGAGTCCACTGTTGATTATATCAATCAACTGGTGGAAGATTCTTATCATGATGGAGACATTTATGCTTTCATTCAAGAGTTTGGTGAAGAAGCATTTGTGAATCATTATGAAGAGTATGTGCGACTTGGTGAATCTGTGAATTATCAAGTTGTGGATGCTTTCATTCAAGAGTTTGGAGTTGAAAACCTCAGCAGTTTCGATGATGCATACTATGGTGATTATGATAGTGAGGAACAGTTTGTAGAGTCTTATATTGATGAGCACTCTGCTGCAGCACGTATTGAACCCTGGATTGTGATTGATTATACTCAAACCTGGGAATCGTCACTTCAATATGATTTTGTGTTCAATAATGGTTATGTCTTCAATCGCAATTTCTGATGAAAACTGATAAAGAGATTATAGATGATGCTTTTAAGAAAGCATGTAAAACTCTCAACATCAAGTGCAATTATACTGAACAATCAGAAAAGATATTATTTCTCCGAATGTATGCTGCACTTGATGTTCTCAACGGAAGTGATGTTAAACTGATGCAACACTGGTTGAATCAATACAACACTCATCTGATGTACACTCCATCACAAATGATTCATAAACTAGAGTATTTGAATCAAGTTACAGATTATGTTGAGGGTTACATTCAAGCATAGCATCTGCTGAGTCCAAGGTTGAGATGTGCCACTTCTTCTAGTGGCACACTACACCCCCCAAACCCCCTCCCACCGTGCTATGATTACGGAGTAATCGAAAGAGACAGATGACTACTGCTCAACGAATGGAACGTGCCTTCTTCATCAATCTCATCACTTTGGTGAATGATGTGCAAGGTAAGTCTAAACTCCCTTCTCAGATCAATTCTAATCACAAATCTGCTTGGACTAAACAAATCCAAAATCCCCGACAAAAAACTGATGCTCTGTCCCGCATCTAATTCAACCACCACTAACAACAAACAACAAAATGCTCATCAAAACCACTTTCGATATTAACGACAAAACTCCTGTGTATGCGATTTGTGATCCTTCAACAGAACGATGTGGTATGATTACAACTAACATCTACAAAGCAATTCAAGCAGGCAAATGTAAAGACTTCAACGAAGTTAAACTCCTCATCAACAAATGACTGAATTTGAACAAATCATTCAAATGTTAGAACAACGTGCAGAAATAATCAAAAAAGATTTTAATCCAAACCATGACTACGATCGTGGTTATATGGCAGGATATTATAGTACTATCTTTGATCTTAAGCAACTTCATAAGTTCAAAGAATATGATAACTGAAACTCTTCAACAATTCAAATGACTCAACTCATGTTTAATTTCACTCCTGAAGAATATCAAGTTCTGCAATCTCTTATTCAATTCATCGACGGTGATATTCCAGAATGGATGAATGAAGATGATTATAATTCCCTTTATGAAAAGGTAATGAGTAATTAAATGATGACTGAAGATTTTATTCTTTCACTTTCTAAAGATGATTGTCAATTTATTCTAAATGCAATTCAAGATCTCAAGAAAAAGAAACGTGAACTTGTAGATGAATACTATTCAGGAACAACAATTAATACCTATTGGGATGAATGGGCAAAGGTTACAAACCTATATCAATATCTACAGTATAAGTTTGATGAATGAATTATCATGATTCCGTAACATTATCAGAAATGTATAAAAAAATGTTATGTTGAGATTTAATGTGTTCTTAATAGTCTTGTAAAAGGTGTACCTATATCGTCCATTCTACGATGTTTGTGAATTGAATATGTAAATGATATGTTAAATGTATGAGTTAATTGTTGATATTATTGTTTCCGTAAATGTTGTATTAATCCTCATTCTTATTGTTGTCTTGGCGAACATAGTATCACAAACTCCCCGATTTGTCAAGAACATCAGGACACCAAAAATACTGGCACAACTTGACAAAAATCAAGATCCCATCTATGATATGATAGTGATGATGTAGATGATAACAAGTGAAACCCTGTGAGAATAAAGAATATACCTATGTGATTATAAACAAAGTTCTTGACGAAGTTGTTTATGTAGGTAAATCAAAAAATCCACAAAACAGGTGGGCACAGCATAAATCGAATGCCAAATCCATAGGCAATTCTAATGAAAGGTTCGTGGTTTATAACTTACATCGACACATTTGTGAGTTTGGTGTTGAGAACTTTGCCTTTGAGGTAGTTGCTGACTACAACTGTGAGGCAGAACTTCAAGAACAGTACAAACCTATTTGTTGTATGAAGTATGAGAGAATGCCTCTATAAACAGTAAAAAACACAGTTCATATAGATACCCCCCCTATTCGTCCATTTCATCGTCTACAAATACGTGATGAGTTCGTGATTATAATTCGTCCAATTCATCGTTATATGCCTCTACAAGGTGCATATAACGTATAATAGGTATATTGGATTATTCGTGCTATTATTCGTGCCTTCTAGAGGCATACATATTCGTCCTATTCTGTGAGATATTAACACCTAGTGAGTTTGTGATTGTTATGTGTGGCACTGTGTATAACAAATAGATTTCCACAGGCTGTGGATAAACCTGTGGAAACTGGGGAAAACTATACAATAGCAGTTGATAATTATAATACTTGACAATCTGTGATTGTTCGTGTAAGATTATAGCAGTAAATCCGATTCGTCCATCGACAGTTATATCGGGGGTTGTTGTATTTTATATTGTGGTAATGCCCGATTATAAGGTTTTAAGGGTCGGGGGGTTTATAAAAATTGAAAAAGTCCAACCTACAACGAACCCAAATCGAGAGCGTTATTTCAAATGATTAAAAAAATTTTTTGGGGACAAAAAAATCCTGTGAGGTTGCTCTATGTGAGGGGATTTGGAACCACGATCAGTCCCTGGGATGAATTCTATTATATTTCGATCTGTCTGGGAGAAACCTTAAAGATTGTTGGGTCCCCCTATATAAAAAAATTTTTCCCAGATAAAAAATGTCCTACAAGTTAATTGCAAGGGACAGGGTATTTTGTGAGGGAACTTTGGCAGAATGCCAGAAAACACTCACTGGTATCTCCCAGATGATCAGTGCAGGATTCTCTACAGATTTCCAGGTAGAAGAATTCCTTATAATTACTACGATAAACAGTGAGGAAGAAAATGTCTAATAAAATGAATTGGTTCCAATATTGGATTGGACACTGTTGGATGACCGGGTGGCAGTCTATCAGAGGAACCTTTAGAATCTGGTATGATCTGATGACAGACAACTTTAAGGATTATGCCCTCCTCAAAATTGATGACCCATTCACAGAGTGTTATGAATGGTTCTGGGTGTCACTCAACGAAGATGATACCTATCCCAAGGAATTTCTGGAATATCTGATGGATCTGTGTGACAAAGTTGACAGTGGGGAAGAAGAACTCATTCCTCTTGGTGAGGATTTTATGAAAGAACTTGAAGAAATTATGGAAGATATTGTAGATTAGTGTCACCCCTTTTCTCTGGCAATTGTGAGGCTTTTACGTATCTCTATCGAGATTGACGGGAACTAAATACTGTAGTATCATATGACTTGATACGATATATCGAAATCAACTGAAAATTTTATGGCAAAAGGTTTTACAGTCAAGGCAAAAAAGTCTGAAGACAATCAAGAAGAAGAACAAGGTTTATTTAATATTGATGAGTGTAGGGAAAGAATTCGTGGTAAGACTATTGTATTCTGTCTACCAGGACGAGGTGTTTCCTACCGTTTCCTCAAGAGTTTTGTACAACTCTGTTTTGATCTAGTACAAGCAGGAGCAAGTATTCAGATCAGTCAAGACTATAGTTCCATGGTGAACTTTGCACGTTGCAAGTGTCTAGGTGCAAATGTTCTTGCAGGACCAGATCAACTACCATGGCAAGGTAAACTAGAGTACGATTATCAACTCTGGATTGATAGTGACATCGTATTCAATACAGATGCTTTCTGGGCAGTCTTTGCGATGGATAAGGATATTGCTTGTGGATGGTATGCTACAGAGGATGGTAGAACTACTTCAGTAGCACACTGGCTCGATGAAGAAGATTTCCGTCAGAATGGTGGAGTCATGAATCATGAGATGGTAGATACAATCTCCAATCGCAAGAAACCATTTACAGTTGACTACACTGGATTTGGTTGGGTACTAATTAAGAAAGGTGTATTTGAGCATCCTGAAATGAAGTATCCTTGGTTTGCTCCACAGATGCAAGTCTTTGATAGTGGAGAAGTTCAAGATATGTGTGGTGAAGACGTATCATTCTGTCTTGATGCAACTAGAAAGTGTGATTTTGAGATCTGGTGTCATCCACAAATCCGAGTAGGACATGAAAAAACAAGAATTATTTGATATTCTTTGCAACGGCAGAAAGATCTACACTAATCTAACAGAAGAAGAAATGTTAGATACTATGCACGATCTTGCAATTGAGTTTTATGAAAAGGGGGTTCCCAAACCCGAGGACATTATGGTAGAATCTAAAAGTATTGAGGAGTAAAAATTATGGCAAAACGTCCATCACTAAATGGTACAAAGATTGAATCTAAACCCAAAAAGACTCGTCAGGGTCGTTCTCAACATACTAAACTATCAGCATCGTCTCGTAACGGTGCTCGCAAACGTTACCGAGGTCAAGGTTAATAAGTAGGAGAGGATTTACCTCTCCTTTTTTTGTATGTATTTTTTAGAACCAATTGAAGAATGGAAAAATATACACCCTGATGACCTATGGATTTATAATAAATTAATTCTATCCACAAAATTGGGATACAAATGTGGTCCTACAGGAGTTCCTGTACCTCAACCAGGTAATTATATCGTCAGACCATCCATGAATCTTCTTGGAATGGGTAGAAATGCACGTATAGAGTGGTTAGAAGAGTCAACTGACCATCTTCATCCAGCAGAATTTTGGTGTGAGATCTTTAAAGGAGAACATTTAAGTATAGATTTTTACAAAAAGGAGGTAAATTTAGCAGTTTTAGGCATAAAAGAAGAAAATCAACCTCTTTATAAGTGGGAAAGATGGAAAAAAACTAAAAGGAAAATCGGATTTCCTCCGATTTTATCTTCATTAATAGGAAATTATGATTGGATTAACTGCGAATTCATCGGAAAACGACTAATTGAGGTTCATTTTAGAAGAAATCCTGATTTTAGATATGGAAATGAAGTTGCAATTCCTGTTTGGGATGAAAAAAGTACTGAAAATAACAAATATAGATATATTGAAGACGAAGATTACTTAAGAAAAGGTTTTTATATTGATTGATGGGGATAGAAACCCCCTTAAAAGTTCTAGTTCACTAGAAGTTTTAAACATATGACAAACGAACCAAGAGTACTTCAAGAAATTATGAATGATGATATCCCTAAAAAGTCACATTTTTTAAGGGAACAAACTGAAGTTCATGAAAAAATCCGAAATGATGAGGATTATGATGATTGGGAATATGGAACTGAACCGACATATGGTAAACCACAATAAATAAAAATATATTCAAAGTCTAAAAGTGCCAATAGTCCCAGAACAGCAAACATCTAGGTATTTTAAGGATATCAGTTTGTCTTTCAAAAGGCATCCTGTTACGAATGATATTGCTGCAATTACAAATGAAGATGCTATTAAAAGATCTGTCATTAATTTAGTGAGGACTAGAGTAGGAGAGAGATTCTTTAACTCTCTCCTTGGATCAAGAGTTGAAGATATGCTATTTGAATTGGGAACTTTAGATATTGTAGACCCAATTGAAGAAGAAATTAGAAATACAATTAAAAACTTTGAACCAAGGGTCGTATTAAGAGAAGTAAATGTAGAGTTGATACCAGATAGTAATGATATGTTGGTTTCTATCGTTTATGACATCGTTGGACTTCCATTCCCTGCACAAGAGATTACCTTTATATTACAACCAACAAGATACTAATGGCATTTACTCAGTTTACAAATCTAGATTTTGATCTAGTAAAGTCATCAATTAAAGATTACCTTAGGGCAAACAGTACATTTACTGATTTTGATTTTGAAGGTTCTAATCTATCAGTTCTTGTTGATATTCTTGCCTACAATACCTATCTAACTGCCTATAACACCAATATGGTGGCAAATGAGGCATTTATTGATAGTGCGACCCTTAGAGAGAACGTAGTATCCTTAGCAAGGAATATTGGGTTTGTACCCCTTTCAAAAAGAGCAGCAATAGCAAATATATCTTTCAACGTTTCAAATATCACTGGTACTGGAGTAAAGACCGCAACTCTTAAATCTGGTATTGTCTGCACAGGTAATTCAGATAATACTTCATACATTTTTTCCATTCCAGAAGACATTACTGTTGGGGTAAACGACAGTAATGCTTTCTTTAATAATATTGACATTTATCAAGGAGTTTTATTGACAAAAACTTTTACCGTCAATAATTCTCAACCAAATCAAAAATACATTTTACCAAACTCCGATATTGACACGTCTACAATTAGAGTAAAAGTAACATATAACGGAACTACATCAGAATATTCTTATATTGATAATATTATTGGTATTGATAAAAATTCTAGAATTTTTATGATACAAGAAGTATCAGATGAAAAATATGAATTATTTTTTGGTGATGGAA